AATGTAAACTATGACAGTATCACCGATTTTACACAAAGGGTAGGAAATTATGAAAGAAGTATACGCAATAGAGTTGATTGTAGTCTATTTACATCTGCTGATACCCCAATCACCACTGGTATTAGAAGAATTAATGATCAATTAAGATTGGAACATGCATATTCACAAAATGAATCAATATTAACTCGAAAACAAGTTGTGGGAAAAGATACTTCCAGGAAACACATTATTAAAAAACATAATTTTACAATGCTCGAATCAAAATTATTTTTTACCGGAAATTTATCGCCAACATTAATTATTGAATATTTATTTGCACAATCCAGATCAACTGATACAACAGAAAACAAAATGACGTTATATAACACAGTGGCAAAAATATATCCAATTGATCTTGCTGAATTAGATAATGCATATGCATCATCCATTGCCGCAAAAAAAAGATTCAGAAATTATATGCAATTTTTATTTTATAGAGAAGGATTGATAGGGTGTTGGATAAAACATAACATTATATCCACAAATATTTCACCAACTTTTGCATGTGTATTTGATGCATATTTATTAAAAGGTCTACCAATAAGTAAAGAATCTTTTACTCATCAGTTATTAATGGATCGCATAAATGGAACAAATAAAATAAATAAAAAATGGGTAACAAATTTAGAAAGTGTAAATTGGGATAAGTCGCAGTCTACCTTATTTTATGGATATATTGAAATGGAAAAAATAGATTGCACACTTCGAAAGCTTATGGAGGGGATGCACGAATATTTTAATCTTGGATCATTATTTGAAATATTTTATTCAAAACTTGTATTGGCATTTTTTGGTAATATTTACATGTGTGATGATCATGCGGACAACATAATGATGAAATATACAAATTATGTTAGACATTATCAGATTACAAGAAGAAATACAACATATAATTTTTATGTTGACACACCCTACATGGTAAAATTCATTGATTTTGAAAGATTTATCAAAATCACAGATAGAAATTTACTATGGGCTGATGATGATGTATTTATAAATTATTATAATAGTGAATACTGTAGTTATTTTGATGTGGGTGAATATGACATAGCTGCAGAAATCATTAGAATCGTAAGAAATAAAAAAAAGCGAACAGTTGATAATTTTTGTGAATTAATGGTCAGATGCTTACCTGAAAAATATACAAATCCTGCATTATATGTGGGTAAAAAAATGGAAACATACAATGTAAATTTGGATATTCCTCATGATGCATTAAAGGCAAACTTTATAACTGCTTCAATTGATACAGATATTGTAGTGCATACACCTCATAGATTATTGGCATCGCCGCATGGTGCTGCTTCTGGTATTATTGGCGGAGGTAAAAATAAACTAAGAATTATATCACTAAAAAACTTGAACTTTTGATGTGTCACAACTCACGCACACCCTTCTTTCGCAATCGCCTAACTACACCCTCCTTTGAATCAACACGCTTCTCATGAACATTTTGACTCAAAATCCTGTAAATTTTCCCGTTGTCACACCGAACATATAGAATGCCAGTTTTGCTATCAACATGCCAATAGTCAATTTGCGTCTCAACACCTTCCATTGTGCCACCACGTGCACCCGCAAAAACTAGCTTGCCAACAGCATCATGTGTAGTAGCATCAAAACAAGTCAATTTGAGACTGGCACCGGCACCTGGTCGAATGCACCATTGATGTGCTACACTGGCATGCTGCATGGTATACTTGCTGAATACCTCCACCATGGTAATTGCTTAATAATATCTGTTTAATGGTATTACAAAATAAATAAATAATCAATTTTTTATTTTCTCCTGTTTTTGTTGCATTTTCACCATTAGTTTATATCAAATAAAAATTTGATTTAATCATGTCATATCTGTTGTTTTTATTATAATATTAACCATTCATAATGGATTTGAGCTATATAGGACCATTCATCGTAACATCTAATGCGATTATAATAGCTGACACAGGATGCAATTATGAAACAACTGTTGCAGAAAATCATGCAGGCGAAATATATAATCCAATGCCAGGTGAGTGGGGAGCATATGTGGATTATTCAGGATCAAACGTTATTGAAATTATTGCAATTTCATCTGATGTTGACATTAATAATTTGCATGAAAAGAAATGGAAAGAAATGTCATTTACATTAAAGTCATCAAGTGGTCAAATATGTATATTTGATAAATCTAAATTTCAAAACGACAATGATATTGTCGATATTTTAATCAATCACGGTGAGGTATTAATTGAAATGACACCAAGTATAACAAAAGGAGAAATGTGGCATATGGCATGTATACAAATGACAAGTGTATCAAATATTACATGTATTTCTGGTGGTGTCATCTATTGTCCATACGATACATCAGATTTTTGTAACGGAATATATAAATGTCTTGGTTACTATCAAAATGATATTTGCATAGGTGTCAAGATTAAACTAATGGATAAAATAACACTTTATCAATCATCAGATGAATCCACTAGATGTATGTCATCAGATGACGATTCAAGTATTGACTTTAGTTCTGAATCAGATGATACATATTTTGAAATGACAGAAGATGATTAAGAAAGTATTTATTTATATGTCTATTTTATAATGAATACATACAGTGACAATAAATATATATATTCTGTTGATATGATGATGGCATATGTAAATCTTTTCAGACCAAAGTATGTCAAAATAAATGTGGATGATTTGATTCACAATATTGATTATAAATGTTGGGGCGATCCGGCGAATAATATTATGTATTCACCCCGAGATGTGTTAAAAAATCCTAAAAAATATAAAAATGAAGTGGATCGAATAAACAATGCAAATTTGGATTATCCAATAATGGTACACAGAAAAAATATAATAGATGGAGTTCATCGTTTGACGAAATCAATGATTCAAAATAAAAAAACAATACGTGTATACATGTTTGATAGTGCTCTAATGAAAAAATTTATAGTTGATAAAAATAAGGACTGGGAAAAAGTAGATAGGATTAAAACTAGAGAGATTATCGAATTATTCTATAAAAAATTCAAAAAATGATTTGTAATCAACACCATCAATCTTTTTCGATAGTATTGATAAAAAATGATTTGTAATCAATCCTATCAAAAAAATTGATAGATCAAATAGTATCTGTCCAAAGTGCATAAAATTTTTGTCAGCTAATATCAAAGGTATGTCTTTTGATGATCATATAAAAGGTAATCATAAATCGGAAGGAACAGAATTGAGTAAACATATGCCCATAAGTAAGTCTCTAGATTCACACAAAATGAATGATTTTTTGGAGGAACTTGAATATAAATTACATCCAACTCCAATTGGCAAAGGATCATTTTCGATGGTCTATCTTGGTTATGATCAATTGGGTAATTATGTAGCAATCAAGAAGATTAGTTTGAAAAAATTACCGGATGATCGAATTGATAAATTCAAATTGGAGTTAGACATATCAAAAAAATTAAACCATGTTAATATTGTCAGATGTTTCAAAACTTTCAAAACAAAAAAACATTGGTACATTGTCACCGAATATTGTGATGCTGGAACACTAAAGGATTATATTGAACAACTCAAAATGATTGATACAAATGAAGATCGGGAAAAATGTGTTAGTGAAATATTAATTCAATTGAAAGAAGCATTGCAATATTTGCGGAATAACAATTTGATTCATCGTGATTTAAAACCGATGAATATTTTATTTTCAAAAGATAAAAAAAACAATGATAAGATAGTATTGAAGTTGGCTGATTTTGGATTTGCCAGATATTTCAACAATGAACAATTATCAAAAGATGGTTATGATTCAATGATTAGTACTATTTGTGGTAGTCCCATTTACATGGCACCAGAGATGTTATTAACATCAATGTACAATATCAAGGCAGATTTGTGGTCATTTGGCGTCATTATGTATGAAATGTTATATGGCATCAATCCGTATAACTTTCCTAAAAGTATTCCACATTTGAGAGAATTGATAGTTTCACAAAAAATTATATTTCGCGAGATCTATAGTGAAACGTGTATATCACTCTTAAAAGAATTATTAGTTGTTGATCCAAAGACCCGCATTGACTGGGATGATTTTTTTGAACATGAGTGGTTTACCGGAAAAAAAAGAGTGGTTGTCCATGAAAAACCAGAAAGTGAACCATTCGAGTTTTTTCCATTCAGTGATAAGGATAAAAAAAAAGTTATTAGTGCACCTGATATTGTTAGTCTAAAACCAATTCAACATAAACCACCACTTCCACCATTTACTGCATCACCACGAATAAGGACACGCGCAGCATCTACTTCTGAATACTTTTCGGAAAGTCAATTGGGTACAAAAAAATTAGCAGATATGATTGCAGATACAATGTCAAGTCCGATGTTAGAACCAATTGACGAACATCATGCCACTACCATGCCATCATTAACTTTGCCGTCACCAGCATTTCTAACTATTAAAGATGATTATTTTGCACTTGATCCAAAGTCTATCCAACCACAGACAAATTCTATAGCAATTTTACATGCCAAATCTCAACCAATCCGCACCAGTAAACGACCAGATGATGATTTATCACAGTCTCTCAATTCATCCGGAAAAGTTTATGAATCTTACACTGGTTCATTTATCAGAATTGTGTCAGGAATCACTAAAGGTGTAAGTGGTATTTGGCCAATTTCTAAAAGTGTTTAGGTTTTATTTTTATTTCTTGATCCATTATTTTATCATCAATATATGACCATACTTTTGTGTCATAGAAATTGCAAAAAAAATTGAAAAATCACGCCCTCTGCATATCTCAATAAAAAGTCCATTGATATTAGCCGTGCACTATGTCCGATCTTTCGACACAGAGCATGTATGGGTCTTCGGATTCATCTTCTGCATTTGCTATGTACTTTCTTGCACTCTGTACCTTTCTTCGCTTTGTGCCCGCGTTGCTCGCGACGCTGCGCAAGCTTCCCGCTGTCACTGAGCCGTCCGTTAGGGCGGTGCGCGATTTCCTGCGCGACCCTGATGCCGGGGGCATCTTCTACCTGCGGGCCCCTACTGGGTCTGGCAAGACGGTTGGATTTCCCGCGGTTGTTGCGGGCCTGGGCTACACTGTCTACGTGAGCCTACCAACCGTTGCATCCGTACTCTGTATGAACAAGTTCATGCAGAACAAGCTCCTGCACAACGACAAGTACAACACTGTCGGTCATGCGTGTGGAGGCAACGTCAACTACAACAAGAAGCATCGCGTGGTGTACGCGACGACGGGCCATCTGCTCAACCTCATGATCGGGGTCTGTGCGGGGAAGCACACGCTGCCCCGCGACTTTGTGCTGATGATCGACGAGGCACACGAGACCAGCATGGACAACGCTGCACTGATTCGCCTGGCAGTGTACATGTTGCGCAGGGGGCTGTTGAACAAGGTGATCATTGCGTCGGCGACTCTGGGAGAGATCTCAACCCCCGACATCAAGACAGCATCCTACACCTGTGAGGGGCGGTCTTTTCCCATCCACACTGTTTGGGCCGATGAGGATTACTCCAATCACCTCGACTCCAAGATCGTCCAGTCTGCCATCATCCGCAAGATTGAGACCGTTCTCCCCAAGCACAAGGGACAGACCATCTTGGTGTTTGTTCCCGGCAAGGCTGACGCTGCGGCAATCAGCAGTGTGTTCGAGGGGCGTCCAAATATCGAGGCGTACGAGCTACACTCCGACCTGACGCCTGAGGAGATGAACGATGTACTTGCCCCAGCAAAGCCCGGTGTGACTAGGATCATCGTCAGCACCAACATCGCGGAGAG